AAGATTGGTTCTCTACCTAGAACTACAATAGAAGTATTAACTAATAAACAATACTTAACTACTAAGTGGAGTCCAAACATAACTAAAAAAGATGATTTGGCGATTGAAAAAGGTATGAAGATTGGTGGTCATGTTGGTATGAGATTCTTACCTATATGGTTACAATCTGCTTCAAGAGATATTGCAGAAGGATTACAAAGAGAAGGTTTGTCTTTAGACTTAGCTTCTGATGTTGCAGTAGATTTTGTACTAGGGCAAAGTGGTCATCCTAGATACAAAGGACCACGATATACACAATACAAAACGAAAGGGTTAGTAAGGTCTCCTTACGAAACATTGTTTTAATATGAGTAGAAATACAGAAAATAGAGAAGAAATTCTTAAAATACATGGAGCTATTGATCTTATTAATCAAAAAATAAATACTATTGAAAACAACCACCTAGCACACATGCAAAAAGATATTGATAGAATACAATACATTTTAGCAGCTGTTGGACTAGGAGTTGCAGCACAAGTATTAGTATTAGTTACTAGCTTACTTACCTAATGAAATTTAGTTTATTTATGATTATGTGCTCCTACGTTGCAGGAGAATGTATGCCACCACATCAAATGCCAACAAAGTATAATGATTTATACAGTTGCATGAATGCTGGATACGAAGAATCATTAGATAAAACAAAAAAAATAGGTGCAGATCAAGTTAATGAATATCAAATATACTTGAAGTTTGTTTGTCAAAGAGACAAAATAAAACAAGAAGGTGAGCCAACTTAAAGTTGTACCTATAGAATAGACTTATACACTATATAATTGTATCCTTAATATATGTCAGCTAAATCAATTTTGGTAATAAGTGATCAACATGCTCCTTATCACCATATAGATACTTTAGATTTTTTATCAGCTATTAAAAAAAAGTATAAGCCAGATACAGTAGTTAATATAGGTGATGAAATGGATTGGCACAGTATATCATTCCATGATTCACATCCTGGACTATACTCACCAAGTCATGAGCTAAAAATTGCTAGACAGTTTTTTAAAGATTTAGAAAAGTTATTTCCTAAACAGTACGTTATGGACTCCAATCATGGTAGTCTAGTTTTTAGGAAAGCTACTAGATATGGTTTACCACACGAAGTTTTTAAGTCTTATAATCATATGTTAGGTGTAGGTAAAGGTTGGACATGGCATGAAGATCTAATCTTAAAAGCATCTAATGGACAAAAGATATATTTTTGTCATGGTAAATACAAAGACGTACTAAAAGTTGCTCAACAATATGGTATGTGTACAGTACAAGGACACTATCATACGTGCTACAAAATAGATTATTGGAGTAATCCTAATGAACTACTTTGGGGTATGCAAGTTGGGTGTTTAATTAACATGAAAAGTTTAGCTTTTGAATACAATAAGTTACAGAAGTCTAGACCAGTAATAGGAACAGGAATAATCATTGATGGATTGCCTAAATTAATCCCAATGGTTTTGAAAGACAATGGTAGATGGAATGGAAAAATTACCTAGAGGTATTAGAAATAAAAATCCAGGCAATATAAAGCTTGGTACTAAATGGGATGGACTGGCAGATGAACAATCTGATCCAGTTTTTTGTATTTTTAGTGAAGCAGTATGGGGTATTCGTGCTCTTATGCGTATACTATTAACATACAGATTTACACACAATCGTAAAAACATAGACTCTATTATCAAAAGATGGGCTCCACCATCTGAAAATGATACAGATGCATATATAGTATTTGTTAGTAAAAAAATGGGGATAGAACCTATGGATATGATAGACAATAGTATTGAAGCTTATCTACCTTTGGTAAAAGCTATCATTCAAATGGAGAATGGTATGCAACCATACGATGATGAGCTTATAGTAGAAGGAATGTATAAAGCATGGGAAGGGCATCCAACTGGTTCTTCAGCTTAATTATGAACATAGGTTTTAAATTACATAAGTTTGGCTGGGAAAAATTATATAAGAACAGTAAATATACTCACTTTATGGGTGGGCGTACTCATGTAATGTATAAAGTAAAAAAGAAATAATATGTGGTTAAATATAGCAGCAAAATTAGTTCCAGGTATAATTAAAACTGGCATGTCTATTGCAAAGAATAGAAGGGAAACAAGAAGATTAGAATCAGTAGCAGAAATGAAACATGCTGAACGCATGGCAACTGGACAAATAGAATATCAAAAAGCTGTAATTGCTAACAACCAGCAGGGCTGGAAAGACGAGTTTGTATTATTACTTGTCTCTGCTCCTGTAATGTTATTAATCTGGAGTATATTTAGTGAAGATCCAGAAATCATGTTAAAGGTTGAAAAGTTTTTTGAACAATTCAACAACATGCCCTTCTGGTATCAGGCTCTTTTTATAGGAGTTGTTAGTGCAATTTATGGTCTTAAAGGTGCAGATATTATAAAGAAAAAGTGAACGAGCACTCTAGATGTAGCTCTTGTAAAAAAAAACTTACAAGTAGATACGTATACTTTGACAAAATACTCTATTGTTTAAAGTGTTTTTATACATCTGGTAAATCATTACCAATATTTTTTAATGAAAATAAACGAAAATACAAACGTAAGTCTCCCAATTAGAAATCTAATTGCACTTGTAGCAGCAGTTGCAATAGGTGTATGGGCATACTTTGGTGTAGTCGAAAGACTTAATAAATTAGAAACAGCTGATCACCTTTTCTCTGCTGATCTGCTCAAAAAAGCTGAGCAAGAACCAAAGAACTTAGAGATGTATATGTTAATAGAACACCTTGCAGGACAAATAGAAGATATTGAAGAAGAAATACAGGCATCTAGATATAATAAAGTAAACATAGATCACCTTAAAGAACAAGTAGACATGTTACAAAAAAAGATGAATGGTAATCACTAATGATAGAATCAGTAATAGCACTCTTAATGATAATAGATCATGAAATAAAAGAACATAGAATACAAGTATCTATGTCAGAATGTTTAAAAGGTAAACGTATTGCCACTCGTACTGCTGGAGATAATATAGAATATAGATGTATTATTTCTATGGCTGAGACTGAGATATATCAAGGTCAAAAAAGTATTAAAAAATTAATATTAAAGAATGATTAAACCTAACAAAAAAAGAAACCCTTTTGCTAGACAATTACGTCATTGGAAGAATAAAATAGTTAAAAGTAGAAAATTGTACAATAGAAAAAAAGCACAACAAATGCTAGACCATAGTCAAGCACTATAGTCTCTCTCTATAATCATTTCTAAATAATGAATAGCCTTTTCTATATCCTTCTTTTTACCCTTTTGCTTGTGACGACAGATGTATTTTATTGCATTGCCTTCTGCAAATGGTAAATTATTCTCATTAATAAAGTATGCTGGTTGCACCTTCATTTTAGAATAATGATTTCCATCAACTTGTTTATTAAGTGTATCGTAAGTCATATCTTTAAACATATCTATATCAGTCAAAACATTAACCTATATCTACCAGGAGGATTTTTCCTACCTGGTTTTTGTTTTTTATAGTGATCTGCTCTTATCTTATATATATCAGAATCTATAGCTTTTTGAAGTTTTGTATGTGCATAATCAGGATCTAAATCAGCTAATTTACATACCATTCTAAAATCATATGAGTTACTTGTTAGCCAAGATATAGCTTGATCTCTATGATATACATCATAACGTTCTTGACCCTTATATGATGCGTCATGTATCGCTTGGGTTATTACATTAAGAAACATTCTTTGTTCAGGAGTCCTCATCAGATTTTACAACTTCATATGTTGTACGACCTTTAGTCATTGGACACTCTTTCCATGATAAAGTTTTAGGTTTAATATCTTCAAATGTCTTTAGACACTCTTGATCTGTCTTAGCACTAATAAATACTTCAGATACAACTGGTATAAACTTCCAAGTTTTAATCTTATAAATCATATATTATTTTTACGTCTACTAGCTTCTAATGTTCTAAATAGATCTATGATTAGACCTTCTTTATCTCTTTTATTATCTAACGTACTAGCTTCTACTTCAGCATTAAACAATTCATCAATAGCTTCTTTATAAGTACTACTAGCATAGTATGTTTGTTCTTTTGCAGATACGCTTTTATCTTCTTGGTTACCTGTAATATGTAAAGCCTTTTTACGTTTAAGTAATCTATCCAAATACTTTACATTAGCATTAGCTTTAGCAGAAGTCTCATCAGTGTCTGCCAGATACTTTAAGGATTCTTCCAATCTCTTCTCTGTAATCACTCTTATCCTCCTTTAAATATAGTTTATATAATTGTAACACCAAATCATCATTGTTATAAGTGTTTATACCCATCATTTCCAGTTCTAATTTGAACAAATGCATCCAAAAAAATCTCCTGTTCCATCTTTCATAACATGAACATTCATTGGATAGTCGTAGTAAGTTGTTAGATGTAATCTTAATATATCACAAAGATCAAAGCAATCTACCTCTGCAAGAAGTTCAATTCCTTTTACCATTTCTTTTGTAACTGATACTAGACTATACATCCCATCGTTTAATAATATTAAATCCATAAAATCTTTCTGCTACTAGGCAGGGAGCACCCACCTAGCAGCTATCATTAACATTCGAGGGAGATAATGATTAGGTTAAAATGGAGCTTCGTCTCCATCATATTGAGCATTAAGTATCTTACGTACATAACTATCAATCGTATCAAAGTCTACATCTTTGCCTGATTGTATAGCAGCTGAAAGTAAATTACTCATAGTCAATCTATATTTTTCTTTCCATTGTGCAGTGTTATCTTTACCTGCTGTTGGTGTAGAACTATTTGGTACAGCAACTTCACCACTTAACAATTCTATTGCATTAGCAGTTTGGTATTGTTTACCATTTTTACTTGTCCTAACTGGTTGGGCTGCTATCTTTAATCTGGCACCTTGTTGCCATCTCGAAGCACCCATTGCCTCACCATAGATGGTCATATCTGTACCATCATCTTTAGTAACGTATACTGTTACGCCACCATCGTCTTTCTCAAAAGCTCTTTTAAATGAGCATTCAAAGGTTTCAGTTTCCATTATCTGTCTCCTATTTATTTGTTTTATTATTTTGCCTAATCGTTGCATACCTGTATATAGGTTATTTTAACGACTTTGTCCAAAGATCTTTTGCAAATTCTTCAGATCCAGGACTACCCTTCCATCTGAAGTTTTCGCATACCAAAGGAAATATGCGAACAACATCTTCTTTAGTCTTACATATATCTAAGACATACTCGATATGTTTCATAGCATTGATTAGAACCTGTAGTTCATCACGTTCTACCATATCTACAACATACTGATCTTTTGGAGAACAATATAATAACATTGTTTCTTTGCCAAATAGATCTCTATACAAGCATTGTTGACGTACATCAGCAGGTTTAGGATACCATTTAGGATCTACATGACCTGCTTTTAGTCGTCTAATATATGCTGTAGCTTTAGTATCTACGATAACATCTTTAAACTCAAAGTCAGTTTTACCAATAACATCATACTTTAAGCCATATTTATCACCTGGTATTTGCAACTCATTTTGAAATGATACTACATCACCAAATTCTCTAAGGTTTTCTACAAACTTATTAGCAATAATAGCAGACCATTCATACTCTGCATCAACATGATCTGTTGGTAACAAATCATCCATCTCATCCTTACTATGTCGTATGTATTGGGATTTAGCATAATTTGTGATAGTATCTTGGTCTTTGATTTGTTTAGATAATGCATGATCAGCAGCATCCTCAGCTGCCAAACCCATTACCATTCTTGCATTAGGTTCTGACTCAAAATCAAATAGTTCATTGATAATCCAGAACGCTGGACTATCTAAAAACGTATTAGTCTTGGAGGCAGAATGTCTATACTCAATTTTCATAATTATCTCCTTATGGTTATTAATGTTCAAAAATATATAAGTAGTACCTATAACATACCAATTGATGTGTTAAAAGGTAAATCGACAATAACAGATAAACAACATTACAATTTGTATAATTTATCTATTATCATGTCCTGGCTATTACACCCTACGCAGGCGTATGGTTGTAAGAGCCTTATTGCTCGACATCATTCTTGCAATAAAAATCGTGTATTTAGATTATACAAACTGTATAACAAAAACGACAAGTTTAAATCTTTTGTTGATAAAGCTAAAGACAACTATACAAATACATATGCGTAAAATAGAAAAACCAGAACTTATATCTACTATCAGAGATAAGAAAAAGGTTTGGTTAAACATTAGAGAGTCTCGTCTAATGTATATGTTTCATCGTAAACTAATATCTATAGAAGAATACGAAGCAGGATCTAGATATAGACTTATGTGTGAGCTTATGGGAGGCAGTACCGGAGACTATCTAAAAGATAAAGTCGATGGATCCAGTACTGACTTTATCACATCATCTTTAGGAGCTGCTATGGCAGTCAAAGATTGTGATGAAGAAATAGGCAAAAACAACTCTGAGGTTATGAAGTTATTCTGTTGGTTTAATTATGGTATAATTGAAATAGCTAGTATTCTTGGATTGACAGAACGCAAAGCATCTAATAGAACACATGAAGGTTTAGCTAGATTGGCAATATATTATGGGTACACGAAAGTGCGAAACACTATCAGAGGTCAAGGAACTAAGAATAAAAGACAAAAAATACCTGAAATGGGTAGCAAGTAATCCTTGTATTATCTGTCATCAGTATGGTTGTAATGCTCATCATATACAATATGCTATGCCAAGAGGTATAGGACAAAAGGTAGGTGATCAATTTACACTACCTTTATGTGTCAAACATCATCATCAATTACACAACTGTGGCATGTCTGAAAGACAGTTTTGGGAAAAAATTGATATAGATCCCATACCAATATGTGGTATATTTTACAAACATCACTACGAAATGTGGGCAAATAAGGCTTTTTTTTATGATGATAGTATGTTATGGGTCAAAGTATATAACAAACTTGTACCTAAGATTAAAAAAAACATTGATTTTCTATTGCAACCCAAATAATTATTATAAGTATCCTAGCCATAGGTATGTAAAATATGAGCAAAATTATAAAGTTTCCAAAGCGTACTAAACCTTACTCTGATAAGTTTCTCAGGAATGTTAAGCCTGATGTAATCGGTGACTTCATAAGAGAAGCTAATCCTCATTTTACAATCAAAGCTGCTGACGCAATGGCATTAGCCATAATCTATAGCACGTACTTACAATTAGTATTTGAAGAAGAAGGTGAAAATTTAGTGCCTTTGGATGACATAGAACAATACATATGGGCAGCTAATGACAAAAAAACGTTACACTAAAAAAAAGAAATCAGTAAAAGATAAAGACTCTACTGATATACCTTATAAAAAAGTTAGAGTTGAATGGGTAGACTGTGTATCTGATAGTGCTTGGGCATCAGAAAAAGAATTTAAAAATATGAAACTGGCTAACCCAGTTAATGAAGGTTGGATATTTTCAACAGATCGTAAATCTATAAAAGTATTTGCAGCTTACGATAAAGAAGATGATGGAACCATAACCTTTGGTGATCGTACTATGATTCCAAAATCTTGGATAGTAAAAATTACAGAAATTTAAGAGGACATTGCATGCGATACTGGCACATGCACTTATGTATCAACCTT